CGGCTTTCGATCAGCTGGGCTTGCTGCGCGTTGGCGCTCAGCGGTTGATAATCGTATCCCGCCTCGAGGACGGCGGTGCCGCTCTTGCCGCGCCCGAAGGCTGCCTGCCACGTGGCCTTCAGCCGCTCCATGGCTTCTTGACTCAAGGTGCCTGCCGTTTTCAAAATCCCGCTCGGACACGCGGCATTCGCAAAGTAGCCGGCGGCGTGTTCTTCAGCCGCAAGCGCGGCGCCGATTGCTTCCTTTGCAAGCTGCAGCGGCGACCGGCCCAGCAGACCGTCCAGCGGCAACAGCGGGATATGCAGGATGTCGTCGCCGGCGTAGACCGTCATCCGTCCCTGGTGGTTGACTTTGTAAGTTACGGTGCCGGTGCCGTCCATCTCGACTTGCACGCGGGACGGGTGGATCGGCCACAGCGCCACCGGGCGGCCTGCATCGTTCCAACGAACCAGCAGGTAGGCATTTCCATAAAGCAGCAGGTGCAAGCTGATATTTGCCTTGAAGGTGTACGGCGTCTGCAGCGTGTTTGGCGCTTCGTGCAGCAGCCGGTACACGGGATGCCGTTCCGCCCGCCGGCGTCCTTCCGTGGTGCGTTCATAAACCAACAACGGTAAGCTGGCTGTCAGTTCGGCTATCAGCCGTACAGCGCCGAGCACCGCCGGGTGGCCGATCGCCGCTTCGGGCGTCACCGTCACGCCTGCCGCCGTCGAGAAACCGAACACCTGTCGCCAGCCGTCAGGATCGCGCAAGGTCAAAGACCGCCGCTCCTCTTTGTCGCGTTTGAACAGCTTCAGAATCACAGAACCACAATCCCCCTGTCTTCGTAAGGATTTCTAACTTCCGCCCGGAGCATCAGCCGGCTGAGTGCCAGCACCAGGGCGACAATGCCGTCAATGCGCTGTCGGCTTTTCGCCTTCGACGGCTTGATGTTCCCGGCGGCATCCTGCTCCGTCTGGACGTTATCGGCGTTCCACCGCAGGACAGGGTGGCCGCCGTGGACCAGTTTCCGGCTCAGCACCAGGGTTTCCAGATATTTCATCGGTGCGCTAAGGGACGAAAACCCCATCCCGACCGGCACCACGCGGGCACCGTCCTCCTGCAACCGCTGAACCAGCGCATCGGCGTTCCATCGGTCATAAGCCCACTCGCGCACCTGGTACTTCTGCGCCAACTGTTTGATCTTTTGGTAAAGGAAAGAGTGGTCAACCACATTACCGGGCGTCAGGTGGACAAACCCCTGCCGCGCCCAGGTTAATAAAGGCACGCGATCCTTTTTTTCTTTCTGCCGCGCCGTGGCTTCAGGGATAAAGAAGTGCGGCAGCACGTGCACCGTTCCGTCGTCCATTGGGAAGGCCAGCACAACGGCGGTCAAGTCCTGCGTACTCGAGAGGTCGATGCCGGCGTAACACCCACGCCCGGCCAGGTCCTCGGTCACCACCAGTCCGGCGCTGGCGTCCCAGGTTGAAATGTCCAACCAACGGGATTCGCTGGACACCCACTGGTTGAGATACAGCCGCCGGAAGGTGTTCTGATAGGCCGGCATCTGCTTGGCACGCTCGGCCTCCTGCTGGTAAAATGCCTCCTGTACCGTAAAACCCAGGCTTGGATTGGCCTTTCGCCACGTTGCCGGGTCGGTCCAGTCGTCCTCTTCGTCCGCCGCCGCAATGTACGCAAAAAAGGACGGGTCGTCAATTACTCCGTCCAATACCTTGCGCGCGTAGTCGTGCAACTCATAGCAAATCGAGTTCTGGTCATAACCGGCCGTAGTGATGGCCACCACTAAAGGCTGCTCACGCGCGCCGGTGGATGTGATCAGTGTATCCCACAATTCGCGGTTGGGCTGGGCGTGGAGTTCGTCGAAAATAACGCCGTGGGCGTTCAAGCCGTGTTTCGTAGGCGCGTCGGCTGAAAGCACCTTGTAGGTCGCGGCAAGCCTGGGCACCACGATCGAACGTTTGTAAACCTCCGCATAGCGCGCCAGTGCCGGGCTGTTCAGAACCATCTGCTTTGCCTGCTCAAAAACAATGGCTGCTTGGTCGCGGTCGGCCGCCGCCGAGTAAACCTCCCCGCCCGGCTCGCCTTCGAAAAGCAGGTACAGCGCGATCCCGGCCGCCAATGTCGATTTCCCGGACTTGCGGGGGGTAGCGATGAACGCGGTGCGGTACTGTCGCTTGCCGTCGGGCCGCAGGGTGCCGAAAAGGGTGCGGATGATCCGCTCCTGCCAGGGTAGCAACTCGAAGGGCCTGCCAGCCCAGCGCCCTTTGGTGTGGCGCAGGGCGCGGAAGAATTGGACGGCTAGCTCACCCTTACTGGCTCCAGATTTTCTCGAGGATGCTTTCGCCATCGTTCGCCTCCGGGGGGAGGTTGATTCGCGCGCGACTGGCCGGCGTTAGGCCGAATTCATTGCTTAACAAGCGCATACTCTGCTCGGCTTTCTCCACCGAAATTTCAGCCTTCCGGATCGCCTCGATGTCGTCCGGGTTTTCCCGGGTCACCTTTTTCAGGCGCTTGGTAGCCGCAACATACCGGCTCACCGCAGCGCAGTACGCCGCCAAAGATTCGCCGTCGGCCTCCGTCAACAGCCCGAGCCGTTCCAACATCGGCGCGTACTTGCGCCAGGTGGCTTTTCCGGTCCGATCAAGCCAGGCAGGAGGTTCCGGCGCTATCGGCTTGGGCTTCGGTTCGTTCGCCGGGCAGCGGTCGGGCCGGGCAGTTCCTTGAAGGACCTTCAGGGCGGTTGGCTTTTTACGTCTCACGCCACCTTTGGGCATGCCATCACCTTCCAAAATTTGAAAAACTTCAGCTTGGCACCGCGCGCACGTGACTGCGCCGCCGGTCCGAAGCGGCCTCGCTCAGAAAAAAGGAATTTGCTCCGCCTCACTCGCCCTGGCTCGCGCTAACCTCGCCGTAAGCTCCTTTCCGTCCTTACCGTGGACGCGATTATGGCAGTCCTTGCACAACGGCACCAAATTGTCCAGCCTGGAGTCACCGCCTTCTGCCAGAGGTCTTAGGTGGTGGGTCACCGTCGCCGGTGTGACGTGCCCCTCGATCTCGCACAACAAGCACAATGGCTGGCGCTTGAGCACCACCGCGCGGGTCTTCTCGTACTGCCGGCTGTATCCGCGCCGGCTGGCACTCTCGCGGTTTCGCCACTCCTGGCGGCGGTGCGCCCGGCAGTAGCCATTGCAGCCAGGCTCTTGCAAATTCGGGCACCCTGGCCAGCGACACGGACCAAGCGGTTTAGTCGGCATGCGTTCCTCCTGTCAAGGTTTTCTCCTTGACACTATTGTAAGCCTTATCCAGGTGGGTGTCAAGTGTCCGGCCTTGACAGAGTGGTTTTTATCTGTAACTTCGTGCCAGGTTAAACAGTTTCTGTGCCTCGCGCATAGTTAGGCTGGTTGGAACGGTCATCCCCATGCGCCGCAGGGCCGCTATCTGCTTGGCGGTGGCCGGACGGTTGCGCAGGGCCTCGGCGCGGGCAATAGCCTCGTCCAGCAAGTCTGATGCCTCGCCGCGCGTGATGCCGGCACGCGGGCGTATCCCAAACCGAGTCAAGGCCGCCAGTTGCTTCTCCGTAGCTGGTGCCGCGCGCCACTGGGCCTTCTTGTCTACCAACCGGGCAACTCCGACACGGCGGGCGTAGTCTTCGGCCACGCCTTGCGCGTAACCTAACGACAGGGCAGTATCAGACAGGTATTCCACCACCTGGCCGTCCTCAACCACCCCCACGCGATAGGTGTTGTCGCCAAGGTGTTTTAGGAACACTGCGCGGCGTCCACCCAGGGCCAGCCGGAAGTGTCCGCCCGGAATCTCGGTCCACCGAAAACGTGACTGTTGCAGGATGTCAAACGCGGCAACCACAATCTCGCCCGCACGCACCGCTTCCCTTTCCCTTTTGCGCACTTCGGCCTCGGCCAGGGCTTCGCGGACGCTCTGGCGCGGTCGTACCGAGACACCCACCAGGGTTGCCAGCGAACAAACCTCGGCCCCGCCATCCGTGAAGTCCAGCACCAGGCAGTCCTCTTTCCCCGGCCAGGGTCTGGTCCCACGCCCCACCATCTGAGTATAGAGAACGTCGGACTTGGTGGGCCGGGCCATTAGCAGTGCTTGAATGCTCGGCTCGTCGAAACCCTCGGTCAACAGGTTGCAGTTGGTCACCACGCGCAGGTCCCCAGCGGCGAAGGCGGCCAGCACCTCGTGGCGCTCCTCACGCGGCATATCGCCCCAGACGGCGGCGGCGGGCACGTCCGCCCCTCGAAACGCGGCGGCCAGGTCCTTGGCGTGCTGTACGTCCACCGTGAAGGCCAGGGCCTTCCGCTCCGCTGCGTGCTCCAGGTAGCTTTCCACAATAATACGGTTTCGCTCGGCGGTATTACACGCCGCCGCAAGTTCATCCTCGGCGAAGTCCCCGCCGCCTCTGATGCGCACCCCGATCAGACTAGTGGTGGTCGCAACCCGAAGGCCGCGCAGGTCAGCCAGGTAGCCCGCCCGAACCATCGCCGCCAGGCTCCGCTCGAATGTGATCTCCTGAAACACCTGCCCCAAGGGGGCCTTGTCGCCCCGCTTCCCGGTGGCCGTCACGCCCACCAGCAGGCGGTCCGGGGCGTCGTCCATAAAACCTAACCCTTCAATCACCGCCACATAGCTATCCGCCGTGGCGTGGTGGGCCTCGTCCACCACCAGCAGGCGGAAACCCTGCTCTTTGAGCTGCGCCAGGCGTCGCTCGCGGTAGGCCGTCTGCACGCTCGCCACCACCACCTGGCGGTCCACCTCGTTCCGCTCGGCCATACAGACGCCAATATCCACGCCAGGCCAGACCAGCCGGAATTTGTCCCCCGCCTGGGTAATCAGTTCCTCCCGGTGGGCAATAACCAGGGTGCGGTGGTTCAGCTTTCGTGCCAGCGCCGCAAAGAGCACCGTCTTTCCGGCCCCGGTGGGCAGGCAGACCAATTGCCTTGTAATGCCCCGCCCCCAGGCT